CCGCCGCGCTGGGGTCGTGCGAATACTGGTCGGGCACGTTGGCGATTAGCTCAAAGTTGATTTGCCCGCCCGTGAAGCTGAAGGAAAAATCCACTCCGCTGGCGTCGTGAACGAACGTCAGTCCCGCGTTTTCGTCCGTGTACACAATGCAGCACGGACGCAGCGCAACTAACTCCGGTCGCGAGTGCTTTTCGCCGTGTACGGGTGGTGGCAACAGGTCGAAGTAAATCCGCTCCTTTGCCGCTGTAGCGTTCGCTGCGCCAACCAAAGATTGAAACCTTGCCGACGCCGCAATGGTGCTGGCAAGGTAATCTTCGGCAAGCGAGATTTCGCCTTCTGCGGCTGGGAGCGCCATTACCCGCGATACCTCCCACGGCCTTGCTCGACGGACTCGATGCGCACAACGCGAAGCGTGGTGCGATGAACGCTTTGGCTAACGATGCTATCGGCGGCGTACAGCACACCGCCGATTAACAGCGTGGCGTCTAGCCGTGGCTCGGCAACGCCTCCCGTGTCCACGGTGAACCCTACGGTATCAGCATTCGGGTCGCGGCTTATGTCCACGTCTCGAATCGTCCGGTACTTGCGGCCATGCTCGTCGTGCTGCTCTTCGATCCGTTCTTCCGTCACCATGCCGACGAGCGTTTCGGATTCGCCATCCACGGTGTACGTCACCACTTCGCCGAAGTGCGTTTGCAGCATCGGCGCGGCGAAGGATTCAAACAGGTCGTCAAAGGCGGAAGGCATGTTACGCCGTCACCCCTTGCAGAAGGTGGCCCGCTTCGGGATGCAGGATTTTCACCTGCCGCTTGTTGCGCGGACGGATGATCGAGCCGCGCACCGATTCGTCGCGGTATTCGTCCATGATGATCGAGCCGAAGCCCGCATCGTCGGCGCCGGGCAACGGTTCGTTGTTCTTCGTGGAGAAGATGGTGCGCCCGATTTGCGGCATGGGGTTTTCCAAGTCGCCGTCCAGGCCGTCGTCATGCACGCAGCAGAGCATCGCCATCGTGTCGTCCCACACGCGCGACAAGCTCGCGGTCTGGCCCTTGTCGGCGGTGTTCTTGAACCCGCGACCGACAAGGATTTGATCGACCTGTAACAGCGTATGCAGGCCCGCCATGACCTCTGCGACCATGTTCTGATTCTGCCCCGTGTTCAAGGCAATCAACAGTTGGCTGGCGTCGTACTTGAGCAATCCTTCCAGCCGCGACGTGCGGAGCATCGCCACGAACGCCTTCTTGGTGAGAACCAACGTGTTGGCGTCCTCCCCACAACCGGCGTTCACTTTCAAATGGGCCGCGTCGATGTTCGCCACCGGGTCGGCGGTGCTGGCCGTGGTCCAGGCCGTGCCTACGGTGGTCGTCAGGCTCGACCCGGTCCAGGTGGACGTATTGAACACCGCCTCCGCGATGTCGTACTCCAGCCGCATCAGCAAGCGATTGACGGCGCGAATCACCGCCAATTGCTCGACGCGCACCACGTCGCCATAGCGCTCCACCGTGGCGTCGTCCGACTGTTCTTCTACGCCGTGTTCCTCCACGGCGTAGCTGTCCTTGGTCCACTCCCACGAATCGCGGTTGTAAGTCGCTTTCGGGGCGCGGCGGGTATCCTCCACCTTCGTCAGCAAGGTGGCGATTTTGATTTTCGGGAAGTCCGCCGCCTCTTGCTGCACGCCCAAGGCGGGCAGCACTTTCAAGCCGATGAACTTCTTTTGGTTGGCGATAGCCGCAAACTCTTGGTAGGTCAGCGACAGGTCCAGCCGCGTGATAGCCGTGGAAGGCGCACCCATGTTCTATCTCCCTGTGTGTTTTGAAAATGAATGACTAGCCCTTGATGTCCAAGAGCAAGGAAACCTTGGAAATCTCAGGAATCATCACGCCCGCATCGCCGGCGTCGGTGCCAGCGAACGATAGCCGAACCATGAGAACGTCGCCCGGCTCCAGGCCGGTCGGGGTGATGGTGAAATCCTTGTTCGCGGGGGTCAGGCTATTGATGCTTTGCGCCACGGTGGCGCAAATGTCGCTGCCGACCGCACCATCTTCGTCCAGCTTCCACACTTCGGCGTCCACCGTGGCGGTGCCGTCCGAAACGGTTGTCAGCATGGCCCCGCGCACACGCAGCGTAACCGTCTCGCCCGCGACGTACTCAGGAGGCAGGGCGAAGAGGAACGCCGCCTTCTCGTCGCTGGTCGTGCCGCCGAAGTCCACGCCTTGTAGCGTCGGGGCGTCGGTGCCGGGCGTGCCGGTAATCAGCGCCATGTCGTCATTCGCCGCCGTATTCGGCAACACTGAATGCAAGGCGTCGTGAACACGGAACGCGGTAAAGTCGATGGGGTACGGCTGCAAGTCCTGTTGGACGAGGTTCGACCGGGCCACGGTGCCGGTGATCGACGCCCGGCCCGCAAGCACTTTGATAACCGAACCGTCGCCGCTGGCCGCTTCCAGCGCCACGCCGCGAATCAACGTACCGCTGGTGGCGATCTTGCCCGAAGCCGCCGCATAAACGGTGGCGTAGAGCGTCACCGCTTCGCTGGCGATCATATGCCGCACGCCATGATGATCCAGGGGCAGCACGGTGGCTACGGTGTCGGTAGCCAGCACGCTCTGCTCGATTGTGCCCAATTCATCCTCGTCGTCATCGGCGGCGACGAGGTAGCCCCCGCTCAACTTGACGCGAGTTCCTTCCGCCAGAGCGGAATTGTTGGGAAAGGTCGGGAAGGTCGAAACCAACATGGATTTGTTCCTTTGTGTGTGGTGATCGGAGCAAACGAGCGGTGCTTACTTGCCGCTAATGGCTTCCAGTTTTTCGGTGATGAGCCGGGCTTGCCGCTTGCCGGGGTTGGTGGCGAGCAAGTACGCCTGGTACAGTTCGGGCTTTTGGGTGGCGACTTGGCGCACCGCGCGTTGCCGCTTGCCCAGGTCCGCGTTTACGCCCGCCACCTTGGCCACGGCGGCGTTGAAGTCCTCCACCGCATCGCCGGTGTCGCCTTCGTAGGCTTCCTCGGTCAAGCGAGCGGTCAAGGGTTGATGCCCCAGAGAACCGCCCTTGCTCTTGGCGACTTCGGCCAACGTTTCGGCCTTGGCCTTGTTGGCGGCTTCCTCGACCGCCTTGGCGTGCGCGGCGCGTTCGTCGGCGGCTTTCGCCTCCACGAATTGCGCGTAGCTAATGGCGGCGCCGGAAATGTCCGCGCCTGCCTCTAGTTGCGATTCCCGCCACTCGGCAGTCGAGTTCGGGAAGGTGGCCTTCAACTCAGCCAGAGTAGCAGGAGTTTTCTCCATAGCACGTTGCCCCTTATTGGCGAAGGAAACAGAGTTCTTTTTGGAAACTTCTTGAAGTAGTTGCTGGTACGTTTGCTCGAAGGTCTGGACGCCGTGAATCAATCCCTGCTCCGCTGCATCCGCCGCAAACAGGATTCGGCCATCGGCCAAGGGTCGCAAGGCGTCCACCGATTTGCCCACGCCCCGCGCGATAAGCGACAGGTAGTTGTCGTTCATCCGGTTGACGATCCGTTGGAGCTCGGCAACCTGCGCCTCGGTAATTTCGCTACCGGGTTCGCCCATGCCCTTGAACTCACCCGCCCGCACCACATGCACCTTGACGCCCAATTGCTCCGCGCGTCCGCTCATGTCGTAGAGGACGGCATAAGTCCCCATCGACCCATAGAGCGCCGTGGCGTTGTTGGCGAAGCGCTTGGTAGCCTGACTCGCCACCGAGACACCCGCGCTGGCGGTCATGTCCTCGGTATAGGCGTAGAGCGGTTTTTCCGCCGCGAACGCCGCTACCTCGTCGGCCAGGTCTTGATTGCCTTTGACCGTGCCGCCCGGTGTGTCCAGAATCAGCATCCCGCCCAACACATCAGGGTCTTTGCGGGCGGCGCGAATCTGTTGACGGAGGCGAACGGTGCTGGTTCCATCCTGCATGGACGAAACGAATTTCATCATCGGGCCGTTAATGCGAAACGTCGCAATCCCGTCCCGGTTCATCGCGTAGTCTTTGCGGTCCCGGCTACCGACCTCTTGCTTGACATCCTCGGATTTGATGTGGGCGGTCAGGTTGACGCCCTGGTGCTGCTCCACCAAGGCTTTGAATGTCGGTTCGTGAATCGCCCATACGCCGAAGTAATCCGCAAGGTAGGGCGAGTCGAGTTGAAATTTCGGCGATAGGACAAACTCACTCTCCACGCTGGCCTCCCTTCGCGTTGGTTTGGGTCTCGCCTCCCGACGCATCAGCGCTAATCGCAAGTTGGACGCCGCCGTTGTCGGTTCCGTAGGCATAGAGCATCGCCACTTTCTCTAGGTCCAGTTGTGGATAAACCTTGATGGTCTCGCTGGCGTTCTCCAATGCCGCCTCGAACCACCGGCGCCGGTCAGTGATGACCTCCGTGCGGTGGTCGTCCAGGTCCACGCCTCGGTCGGCCAGAATCGCACGATGCGAACGCAAGTTGCGCCGCTCCGCTAAATCCTCCCCCGCCGCATCCTCCAAGGGTTTGACGTAGGGCCACGAGGCAGGGCGAAACTGGTAGCTGAACGGGTTCGCGCCCCGCTTCACCGCCGCCGCCCACGCCGGATCGAAGTATGGCGAGCCGGGTGTAATCCTCTGGCGAATCTTCCATTCGTAAGTCGGATTCCATAGCCCTTGCCGTTGGTCCGCCTGCAACTGGCGAAAGCGGAGCTTCGCTTGGTCGAACGTCATGCGTCCGCCGTGGAAGTTCACCAACGAGCCGTCCAACAACAGGAACATCAACGGCAGGTCCAGGTTGACCGACAACATGGTGAGCAATAGGGCGCTATGCTCAAAGAACGCGGGGGAAGGCAGGTTGGCGTTCCAGCCTTTGACCGTGTACCCTTCCGGCGTCTTGAACACCTGCGCCGGTTCGCCTTGCTGCTCGATAACCTGCGTCTGTAAACCTAGTCCGCGCTGCTCGGTGTAACGGTCGCCCGCTTGCGGCAACTTCCCGGCACCGGCTAACGGCAGCGTCGGCGCTTGCTGCTGATTGGATTCCATCAAGTAGGAAATCAGCGAACGCCGCAAAGCCGACTTGATGTTCGCGTAATTCAAGTCATCGAAGCCGTTCATCGCATCGCGCGGCGGCGATAGGCGGCTGATTCCCCGGCGCTGGTTGAAGCGGTGGCGAAATCCCAACCAGAACGCAACCTTATTGCCCTCGGAGTCGAACACGGGAAAGCGCCGCGTCTGCGTCCGCTTGCTGACTACCTGCCCGCCCGTCAAGGTAAACGGCGTGACGTGGTAGGCGACGATTCGCCCGTTGCGCACTTCCGCCCCATGCACAATCCCGTCCGTCGATAGCCCCGTTGGACGGTGCCCCCACGGGTTGCGCATGTGGTGAGCTTCCCACGTTTGAAGCTGCCCCGTGACTAATGGCAAGTGCAGAATGTCGCCGTCCTGCACCTGCGAGAAGAACGATTGTCGCGCGATCTGCTGAAAGGTCCGCGTCCCTTCATAGTCGCACTCATTCCGCCCACCCGCCGTCTCGCCCGTCCATCCGCACCAATAGTCTTTGATGTCCTTGTCGAACTCGGCATCGCCGCTGTTTACGTCCAGGGTGAACTCCCCAACCTTGACGTTGGAGATAAGCCGGTTGATCCCCTGCTCCACAAGGGGATGGTTTCGCACGGCGGCTCGGCCCCGCTCCACCATCAGGAAATAGTTGCGCTCGGTGCGATAGTGGTAGTCGGCGTCGGTGCCGTAGGGGTCGATCCCCTTCGGCACGGGATTCATGCGGTTGGACTCGCCCGCCAGATAGCTCGATTGCACGTCCCGCGTGCGCAGCCGCTCGAAGCGCTGTTCGTCTAACGCGGCCAAACGCTCCAGGTCGTTCGCTTGTGCTTTGCCATTCACCGGCGCAATCATGCGTACCCCCGAAACGTCGAGAAGTCCGCGTGGGTAACGCTCGGATTGGCGAGCCGCTGCGCGTCGGTTTGCGACGTGTTGTTGGCGTTAATCCAGGCTAGGCATTGCTGCAACTGGTCCTGAATGGCTTGCATGAAGAAAGCCATGTTCATCTCGCCCCGGCCCGAAGATTGGGCGAAGTGCAAGCGGCGGCGCAGCGCGGCGGCGTGACGGATAGCCTTGGATACGTCGCCTTCCACGTCGTATCCGCTGGTGGCCGCCAACTCCGCGTCTACTTGAGCGAGAGTGTCGAGAGTCGCCATACCTGTATTGTGGTATGGCTTAGAAGTTGCTCAAGAGTTTTTGAAGAAAACCGGATTCGGTTTGTTCGGATAGTTCGGTTAAACAATCGCCTTGGCCGCTTGCTCCAACAAATACTTTACTGCATCGGTCGGATGCACTACCCGTTTACCCGACGCCAGCCGGGCTTGCTGCTGGTCTAGCGCCTCGGTGATCTTGCGGAGCGCGTTGCCTTGGTCGTAGGTCAAGCGGGTGTCGATCCGCACAGCCCAGGCGACTTCCGGCAGGTCCGCGAAAGGAATCTCGATAATCACGGTGGTTTCTTCTTTTTCGGCTGCCTTCGCCATCTTTGCCCCTTTGCGTGTCATTGTCCCGGCTACCATGAACGGTCTCGCCCTCCTGAGAATTCTTGTGGTGGACTGACGTGCGGCGGGTTCTGCGCCGAATCCGCCTGAGTCGTTAGGTGAGCCAGGACGCTTGGCCCCATTAACGACGCCGCCACCAATGCCTGATACGTCGCGTCAAAGTAGTGATTCTGCGCCCCGTCCTTCCACCAGCCCTCTTTCCACCCGCGAAAGCCCGGTTGAAAACGCCGCTCCCAGACTTCCGAAGTGATATGCTTGGCGTAGCTCATGTGCGGCTGAGTGCGCCGATTCGATGGTGGTTCAAACAAGACCAAGGCGCCGGGGTTCGGTTCGCCCTGCTCATCCAGCATCGACAACGCAAAGCCCTCGTGAACCTTTTGCTTCCAGTGGTCCGAATTCATGCCCACCCACCAAATGCCATAGTCGTATGTAAGGTGGTAGTTATCGCAGACGGTTACGAATCGACTAGGCTTTGGCGTTCGGTAGTTTGGCTCACCCTTGCACGGCAGGAACCGCGAGAACCCCGCCTCCGCACAAAACCGACGCACGGGTTGACCGGCCCATGATTCGTGCTTCCAGCCCTCGTCAATCAACGCCAGGTCAATCCGCCGTTCGTTCCCGTCCTGGTCGTAATAGGGTTCGTTGTCCCGGTTTTCCTTCCACTCGTGCAACCCCGCTTGAATCGCTAGTTCCACGGCCTGCAATTCCATGTTCTCGGTGCGCAGTTCGTGAAAGTTGTATTCCACGCAACAGCCTCGCGCGTACGCATCGAAAGCGTAGACCACATAGTGAAAGCCCAACTTCTTAATGTCCACCCCCGCCACCACACACACCGCCTCGGTGGGAATGATGCGGTGATCCAACCCTGACCGGCAGTTGTATTGGATGTGGTAGGCAGTGAGAACGCTCCGCTCTACACCCTCTTCCTCTGGCGGGTCGTTCTGGTGTTCTGTGAGGAATGAGCGTTCGCCCTTGTCCGCGATGTAATCGAAGCATTTTTGCAAGGCGCTTAGGTGCTGTTTCGTGCCGTCCGGCAATTCGTCCTGGTTGTAATCGTAGGGGTTGGATAGTTCCGATCCTTCGTCCAGTTCGGCGCGGTTGTCCTCGTAGAACTTGTGCGCCTGCCTGCCATACGGATCGACGGGCGGACTGGTCAAGTCTTTGGGATTGACCCGCGTGTTCTGTCCCTTCTGCCGTAGTTCGATGTACTCATTCCACCGCTCGCGGTGCTTCGGCCATTTGCGAATCCGCGCCATGCGAATCCCCGACCACGCCGGTTTTTGCAAAGGGTCGCTGTACTTGTACGCCACGGAGTCGCGGGAAGTGATCGTGCAAAGCATCACCTGCCCCATGCGCCGCCCCGGCCCACCAAGTCCGCCAATGTTCTGGTCAATGATGGTTTCGATTTTACCCGCCACCGTGCCATCGACCGCCGCCAACGATTCGCGCGAATCGAGGTCGTCCAGCATTACAAAGTCAGGGCGAATATCGTAGACGTTGCAGCCTTGAAGCTGGTCGCTGGTCACGCCCGCAGCCATGATGATCGGGCCGATGCTTTCTTCGTCCGCCAACGTGGGTAGGATAAGATGCTCCTGCTTCCATTCCATGTGAATCCGCTTACCGCCGTCCACCGTAGCGTTGTTCGCCTTGGACGGCGCAGGGGCCACATAACGAGCCAAGACGCACTCCAAAGGGAAGTCCTCAAAGAGCGGCGTGCCCGGCGCGGCTCGCAGTCGCGCCTTGATTGCCGCCAAGGTCTTTTCGGCCTTCGGTCCCGTGGCGCAAACGATTAACCCGAAACGAATCTGATGGTAGAGAGCGTACTTGAGCGTCAGGTACTTCGTGATACTACTCTTGCCATCCCCGCGCGGGGCGGCGATGCACTTGCTGGTCCCGTGCCGCAACGCCTGTCCAACCTCGCGAATGATCGTCTCTTGGTCCGGTGTGAAGGGGTAATAGAACACGTCCGGTAAGTAGGTGCGCAGCCAAAGGCAGTCATCGTCTCGGCACGCATCCCGCCGCTTACGGTCTTTGATTGCGGGGATTTCCACATCCCGCTGCGCCGCCCTAACGGCTGCCTTGCGTTCTGCGTCCCTACTACGTTCGTTATCCCCGAAGGCTATCACGCCAAAAAACCAAGCAAAATCGCGTTTTGGACGGACGGACTAACTCAAATATGCGTTCAATGACCGTCGCCGAC